TTTGGATGAAAAGAAACATCTAGTAGAAACATCGGATAATGAATTTGAAAGGCGTAGGGCTGCAATAGAGATAACTCGTTTGGAGCGTGGAATACTAGGCCATGAGCGTCATACAAAAGAGATAGAAAGGGAAACCTTGAGTTTTTACAGTCAGGCAGTACAGTTGAGGAAGGTTGTGGGTGAACTAACACCGGAAAAAGAGGAGCAGTATACAAAAGAGATGTGGGAATACAGAGTTAAGAAAGACGCTGCTCTTGAGATTATGTCTGCTGGTCGCCCATCCAAGGGAACTATTGATATGGCAATATCCCTAAAGGGTGAGTTGAGGGAGACTGTTCTAGCCTCATTGAATAATCCAGAAAAATTAGTTCAAGAACTTCAAGAAAAAAGCGAAGAGTACACTAAAATTATCAATGGGGCTAATGTGGAGATGTTAGATTTCAAAACTCTCCTACTTGAAAGCAAAAATTAAATTGGTTTTGAACTATTTACAATATGAATTTTGATGTAGAGTCTACCCATGTTTTTCCCATTGGATTATTTAGAACTTCCCTTGATGGTATTTCTGATGAACTGGGGTTAGAGAAAATAGTCAGGGATAACATATTGGAGAACTCATCTCTGCTTAAGATGAAGTACTATCCAGATGGGGTGTCAGGAGAATCACCATTACAGACCGGTCCTGATCTTCATAATAAGAAGGAACTAGCACCCCTTTGCAATACAATCGTGGATGTTATTTTTGAAATAATGAAACAACACGCCATTGACCCATCATACAAAATAGATATAACTGGGTTGTGGGGTAATCTTCAGCCCAAAGGGCATCAGTTTCATAGACACACCCATCACAATAACATTTTCGGTGGTGTGTTGTATGTAAATGAACTAAACAATCTATTCGCAACTGAAAGAGCAAAAACTTTTCCACATATACTATTTTGGAATCCACGGAAAAATGAACAGTTGAATTTAACCAAGGATCACCAGCATCCTCTGAATAGGTACAGGTTCAATGTTCCGGTAAAGAAAGATTTAATGATTATTTTCCCCGCATGGATTGAACATGAGGTTCCCATGAATGTGTCATCAGATGACAGGGTCAGTATATCCTTTAATATAATGTTGAGAGGCCGTTATGCAGAAGTTAGCAGCAAAGAAAGCACCATATTTTAAGAGGAGTTAAAATGGACATAAAAGTTGACAGTTCAAATAATATAGTAAAGTATCCGTATACTATTGGGAATTTACGGGCAGACAATCCAAGTACCTCATTCCCGTCTAATGCAGTTAGTCAGTCGGGTATTAGGGAGTCTCATAATCTACATACTGTTCATTCGGTAGATAGACCGGTTGATACAGAAGAGACTTGGTATGAGTCTGGCCAACCTGTATGGAGTGGTTCTCAGTGGAATCAATCTTGGATATCCCATGATTACACGGCTGAAGAAGTTGCTCAAAATCACCTGTTTAATGTAAGGCAAGCAAGGCGCGATGAGTATGGAGCGGTGGAAAATCAAATTGAATATATCACCGAAAATGGTCTTGAGGCTTGGCAAACAAAGGTTGCTGAAATCAAAGCAAAGCATCCAAAGGAATAAGTTATGGCACTAGAAAGCGCAACATACGTTAGTGGACTGGTTCAGGCAAACCCGCCTGGAACAGACCCAATTTCCCAAGGCGACGATCATCTTCGATTGATAAAGAAAGTTCTGTTGAACTCATTTCCAAATGCAGATGCGGCTCTCAATGCAATCCATACGAAGGCTACGGCTCCCTCATCTACGTCAGCAGGGTTGCTTTGGTTCGATACCACATATAACGTATTAAAAGTTAGGGATGAGACAAACTCTAGTTGGATAACTCTTGGAGTGTCTCCTGTAACCTCATTTAAGTTGCTGGGAAGCAATACGGTAGGCTGGACGTTACCCACGGCTGAGGGAACTAGCGGTCAAGCACTAACAACTAACGCTGCTGGAGCATTGGTATTTAGCACTCAGGGGAAGGTATTAGGAACCACTCATAAGATAGATAGTTCTTCTAATCGCCCAGCCTCTAACGACACTTATGAAAATACTGGGATGACGGTTGCTCACACTAAACTTTCCGCTACAAGCAACTTATACATACAGTTTGATTGCTACATAAATGCATCTTCTAACTTCACTAGCGCGGCTTTCGTTCAAATAACAGGGTATTTAGGCGCAAGTGATGCTGACCCCGCTACTATAATAGCAGGCACTAGCGCACATACAATGATACTTTTTGAGGATGTTGGTGAGGGGGCTGGAGTGACATGGGATTTCACTAATACATTCTCCAGAACTTACAAGGTTACTGCTGCTAATTGCCCTGATGGTACAACCGGAGTAAATACGTTTCGATGGGTTGACAAATTCAACGATAGGGATCAAACGACGGCTGTACGAGCGGCTACATGGATGGTCTGGGAGGTAGAAGTATAATGGATGTAATGACACTAAGTAGAATTCTTGGAAAGATACCCCCAGCGGCTAGTTTTAATATTTTAGCGGATGAAGTGGAGGAGTCCAATTATGGGGCTGATGTAGTTTACAAAGACCCCTCATTAAAACCAACTTGGGCGCAGGTTCAAGATGGCGTGGCCCCTGAACAGTGGGAGGTAGTAAGGGGAAAAAGACTTCTCAAGTTACGCGCATCTGATTGGACACAGTTAGACGATGTTCCACTAACAAATACAAAACTTCAGGAATGGCAGACATATCGACAGGCTTTAAGGGATATTACAACCCAGTCTGATCCATTCAATATCACTTGGCCCACCCCACCAGACTAATGCCATTAGTACCTATAAATGATGTTGGAAAGATAGGGATTATACGGGATACCCCTCCTTATCAATTACCACCCAATGTCTGGAGCAATGGGAATAACGTAAGGTTTCTTGACAACGGAGTTAAGAAATGTGCAGGTTATGAGGAAGTCTTTGCGACCCTCCCATTTGCAGCCTACTATATTATCCCGTTCTTAGATAACGGTGGGAGTTACTGGTGGTTGGCTTTCGGATTAAACAATGCCGCTGTGTGGGATGGCAGTAATTGGATTGACATTACGAGACAAAAGGTTGGTCAGTTGAATGGTGTTTTATCGCCATCAGATGTAACCATTGTCTTGGACGACTCTTCTTTCTTCCCATCAAGTGGGACTATTGCGATAGGAACTAACGAGACAGCAGATGCTACTGGCGCACCGTCGTCTGGTAATCTGTACGAGACAATCACTTACGGTGCAAATAATACTGGGACCAATACTTTAAGTTCCTTAACTGTTGTTAATTACCATCCAACCGATGAGATCGTAACTCCCACTGGAACCACGGCTACTGGAGACAACCTCTATTCAGCGACTAATACGGAGAATTGGAGAGTCACCATATTAAACGGATTGCTGGTTGCCACCAACGGGTATGACACGGCTCAGATGTGGCCTCTTTCAAGCGGGGTTCCAAATAAAACTATTCCTCTTAGAGAGTTAAAAAACTGGCAAGCAACCACAAGTACCTGCAAATCAATCTCTGCGTTTAGAACCTTTCTTGTCGGATTGAATTGGCAAATAGGTGGTAATGAATACCCGAACATGGTGAAGTGGTCTACGGAGGCTGCCTCATTGAATCCACCAAATTCCTGGGTAGAAAGCGATGCTGCGCTCGATGCTGGCGAGTATCAATTAACTGATACGCCAGGAAAAATAATAGATGGTCTTCCTTATGGAGACTCGTGCCTTATTTATAAGGAAGATTCAATCTGCATTAGGAATTTTGTTGGGACACCCTACGTCTTTTCATTCAAACTTTTATCTCCAACGGTTGGCCTACTTGCTAAAAATGCTGTGGCTGAATTCGAGGGAGGGCATTTCTTCGTAGGTAATTCGGATTGTTACATTACAAATGGGCAACAGGTGACGGCTCTTCTCCCTAATAAAATGCGGAGGGAGATGTTCTCCGATCTAAATGGAGGGGAGGACAATTATCAGAAAGTATTTGTAGTGGCTGACCATGCAAGGAGTGAGATGTTGGCTTGTTATCCATCCGGTGTATCTGCCATACCCAACAAAGCACTCATATGGAACTGGAGAGATAATACATTTTCATTAAGAGACGTACCAGACTTATACCATATAAACTCTGGAATTGCGGCTATAACAACTGGAACAACTTGGCCCCCACAAACTACACTCGATGGAGCCATAACTGCTGGATCACCTGCTACCAGTGGGAGTTTAACGGTAGATAGTACAGTCGCTTCAGACGCAGTATTTTCCACTCCAACTGGAACATTGATACTTCAGGGTGATGCAGACCCCTATGTTGGGGAACAGATAACCTATACAGGGACAACCTCAACATCCTTTACTGGGATAACGAGGGGAGCAAACTCTACTATAGCAGCGTCACATAGTGATGGTATTACGGTAAATCAGATTACAACAACATGGGATACAGTTCCTGGTATATGGGGAACAGGAAACTATGATGATGTTCTTAAAAATCTGGTGTTCGCCAAACCAGACCAGAAAGCTGCATTAAGCGCAGCCACGGCAGCTAACCCTGTAGTTATTACTACATCCACGGCTCATGGTCTTGCTGACAGCGATCTAGTCTCCATAAGTGGCGTTGTGGGTATGACTCAGTTAAATGTGAATACCTACTATGCAAAGGTGACTGGTTATTCCACTACGACATTTGCTTTATATAGCGATTCTGCTCTGACAACTACTGTAAATGGCTCTGCCTATACTGCCTATTCAAGTGGCGGGTACGTTTCTATGCCTAAGCTATACAGGGATGATAGAGGCAATCAAGAAGACGGAACCAACATGACATCCTACATAGAGAGAACTGGCTATGACTTGGGTGATCCATCTGCTCAGAAGTTTGTGAGTGCTGTATGGCCTAAACTGGAAGTAACTGGCGATAATACTATAAATGTGTATGTGGGCAGTCAAATGTCTACGGAGGATGGAATTACTTGGGAAGGCCCGTATCTATTTAATCCCAATAGCCAATCAAAGGTATCCTGTAGAGTGACTGGAAAGTTCTTCGGGGTGAAGTTTGAGTCAGCATCGGATATTGATTGGAAATTGCATGGGGTTGCATTTGAGGTTAAGCCAAGGGGAAGTCGTGGCAAAAGGGAATACTAATGGCAAACGCCCCATCAAAGGATATAAAGAGTGTCAACAGATGGTCGCCCAATCCCGCCCCCGTTGATCCTCAACAGTTACCTGATTACTTGTTCAATGAACTGAACAAAGTCGGGGATATAATTTTTAACCTAGATACATTCAGACTTGAGCCAACTTATGTCGCACCAGAAAAACCAAGAGCAGGAGATATTAGATACGCAGCCGGATATGGAACCGCCGGAACATGGGGAGCAACACTTGGAGCAGACGGAATCTACTGGTATAACGGAACCGCTTGGGCCTCCATGTGAAGTCTCTTTTATAGACCCAAAAGAGATTGAATCTGTATGGCCTATGGTATATCCACTGATTGATAAGTGCCATAGGTATGCGAATGGGGAATTAGAAACACAAGATTTCCTAGATATGCTAACCTCAGGTGCTATGCAACTATGGGTTGCCACAGATGACAGCTTGATATTCGCTGCTATGATTACTGAGTTTGTTCAATACCCAAGGAAGAAAGTTATGCGGATCATAGCTATTGGTGGGGAAGGGATGAAGCGTTGGATGAGATTCTTCCCAGCATTAGAGGCTGCCGCCTTACAGGTGGGCTGCACTGGATTCGAGGCTCTGGGTAGAAAAGGATGGCTAAGGATATTAAAGGATTGGGAATGTACTTATTACGTGCTAACAAAAGATATAAAATATAGGTTACAATAATGGCAATATCAGGCGCAAGAATACCCGTATCAAATACTTATGCGAGGGCTTTGGCTCCCTCGATAAATTTACCTTCAGCAACCTTGACTGGTATGCCAGAACCCGTGGGATTACTACAGGGGAGTATACCCCAGATAGTCCCCACGCAGGGGATGCTTAACTATACTCCTCCTGTCATAGATGAGTCTGGATGGAACTTGCCTTCTTCTTCATTTGACGTTACACAGTATGTTAAGGATTACTGGGCGAATAAGAACACTGACACCGACACAGATACGGATACTGATGACAAAGATTGGAAACCACCAAAAGATATGAGTGAAACATATCGGTTTGGACATTATTGGAGAATGGCAAATAATTGGTTAGCGCATAATCCTGGTGAGTCACCATCCAAAGCGCCGTGGGTATGGGATGGCTCCAAGTGGGTAACGAAATACAAAACTACGTCAGCAGATTATCCGGGGACAAAACAGAGGTCGTACAAAAAGAGGCATACACGGTACGGAGAGGAGATAAAATGAGCGGATTAACTACATCAAAAGCCACTGAACAACCGTGGAAGGAACAGATACCTTACCTAACGGCGGGGTTTGAACAAGCAGGAAACCTCTTGACCAAGGGGATGCCTGAGTATTACGGTGGAAAAACGCAGGCTGAATTCACTGCTCCCGAAACTGCCGCTCAACAGAATATTATAAACTATGCTGGGGGAGATGCTGTCAAGGCAATGCAGGATGCCTCGGCAAACCAACTGCTCGGAACCTACAACCTATCCAACCAATTGGCACAGCAAGCAACAGGATACGGGGGTGCTGCTGCCCAAGATGCACAAGCTAGGGCAAACGCAGTAGGGGCATATGGAGGCGGCCTCATGGATTACGGAAGGGGCGCAACCCAATATGGTCTAAGCCAAGGCCAGTATGCAGGGATGACTCCGTTCCAAGGTCAACAATTGTCAGATATGTTGGCGGGTAAGGTTGATTGGAGCGACACTGGATTAGGTTCAGTAGTTGGTGCTATGGGCAGAGATGTGATGGGTGAAATACAGGGAAACATACTGCCAGGAATTAGATCGCAGCAAGTACAATATCAGCCTGGAGGAAGTTCTAGGGGTGACATCGTAACAAGCAATGCGGTCAACGCAGCCCAGCAGAGAATGATTGATAACGCTTCTAGGATGTATGCAGATCAGTATTCACAGGCACAAGGACGAAGATTGCCAGCCGGTCAGATGGCTCTCAGCGCACAACAGGCAGCCCAGCAGTTAGGCACACAGGGCGCTCAGTTAGGTCTGGGTGCAGGTGGTCTAGCACAGCAGGGCTATGGCACTGGCTTACAGGGGGTTCAGGGCGCTCAGGGAGCAGGTCAGCTAGGGTTATCGGCACTGAGTCAGTACCCAGGTATTATGCAGGCTCCGCTTTCCATGTATGGAGCAGCCGGTCAGGTTGGCGCTCAACAGAGGGCTATGACCCAGGAAGGCTACAACCAAGCGATGGCTAAGTATAACTACGGTGCAATGGCTCCGCAGCAAGCCCTTCAGAACTATATGTCTATGATCTCAGGTCAGTACGGAGGTCAGTCCACAGCTACGCCTAGCGCACTGTCCTCACTTGGACAACTGGTGTCATTGGTTAAGGGTGGTACATAATGACACCATAATGACACTTGAAGAAATTGCCAACGCGTTAGAAGACGAGGGTGAAAATCCTAAGTTAGTTGCGGCATTGAGGGCAACCATTGCCAACAGAGCGGAGGCTGTAAAGAAAGGCCATCTCGAAACAGCGTCGGGTAGAAACTTGCCGATTCCAACTCCAAAAAGATCAGGAAGGCCACAATTTGGGCCTCAGAATTATCAAGATTTCGCCCTTACTCCCTTCATTGCACAAAATCCAATGTCTTTGGGAGGGGCAACTTTCGCCCCTGTAAACGATAAACTTCTATATCCGTGGAGAGAAGAAGATGACATTGAAAAACGATCTCCAATGTGGAACTTGATGGGGTACGCATAATGGCAACAGCAGAAGAACTCTTAGAAGAAGAGCGCATTGCTAAACTTAAAGGCGGTATAGGTAACAGGCTTCCTATGGGATTATACTTTGATATATCTCGTGCTTTAGCTGGGTTAGATGCTGCTGGAGAAAATGAAGTTAATGCCCTTAGAACCGTTATGGGTAGCCCAGCAAACTTTAGTATGCCTTCGGGTGGTTTAACTGCTGCATCTGTAAAATCTATGATGGGTATGCAAGATGATGAGATATTAAAGCAGATAATACATTTGCAGAGTCAATCTGGTCTAAAGACTGTGAAGGAGCATAGCGATTGGTATGGTAATCAAGGGTTTGATCCCGTCTTTTTTGAGGATGCTAGGACTGCTTTTATAGGAGCGCAAAGAGAGCGCCGCGCCGAAGACCCATATCAAGATGTGGGAACACTATGGAAGCCGGGTACACATGAGGCCAAGCAATACAAAAACAAGGAAGAGATGTACAACGCAAGGGAAGCTGGCTATACTTCTTCTACTCGACCTGAGTTGTATTCAAACGTAGGAACATTGTGGAATGCAGAGGGGGAATCTGAGGAATACAAAAGTAAATCAGATGAATACACTGTAAGGCAAAGAGGTTTTACCCTAACTGCACCACCTCCTGATGATTACCAAGACGTAGGTACATTGTGGGATTCTCAGGGAGATTATAAAACTTATCAAAATAAAGAAGGTAAGTTTCTACCCGACGCTGTTTCGAGATGGCCTTTCTTTACAGCCTCCGCTCTGTTGGCAATGGTTGCCCTCAATGCCGCAACTAACTTAGGATTTTCACCCTCGTCTTCTAACGCGTTGGCAATTTCTTCAAGTGTCATTATG